TCCCAAAGAATCCATAGTTGCATCTTATCTTCTAAGATCCATTTTCTAATGTGGTCTGCTAAAGCATATCCATTAGATCTAGCAAGTGCGTTAGCAATATCTTCTATTACTAATGGCCAGGCAGATTCTACTTTATCTTTTGGTATAAAAATTAATTCGATCACGTTATTTCAAGGTATGATACCACAATGTGCAGCTGATTTCCAGCAGACGATTGTGCTTTTAGTATCTCCCCTGAACTAAGCACTAAAGGTTGAGTAAGTAATTCTAATGTTTGTTTAGAACTAAATGCTTTATCTTTGTATAAGTTAAAAATATCAGATCCATTAACTAATGTTAATGTTAATGAAGGCGTACTACCTGCATCTTCTGATGCTATTATAGATTTTATAATAACTGTAGATCCACTTGCTGCTGTTATTACAGAAGTAAGATTAGTATTAATTAAATCTACTTTAGCGTTTTTGTAATTATTAGCCATAAAACTATTTTGGTGTTATCTTTTTTCTAGCCATTATGAAATTGCAAGTGTTTGAATTGAACCTGCACCACCTCTACCACCTTCTGGCGTGTAAGTACCTCCAGATTCTGTTGAACCAACAGCATTTTGATAATGTTTTCCTGCATAACCACCATTAGCTGTTACTGAACCATTGTTTGTATAAGAACCTTTGTGTGCAATTATAATATTTCCACCACCAGAACCACCACCAGAAGCACACCAATCATTTGTATTTATACTGTGGTCTGAACGACCACCATCACAATTAATTTTTCCACTTGCACCAATAGTTAAATTACCACCTACAATAAGAATAATTGTTCCACCTGTTCCACCACCTTCTGTTGTAGATGCAATAGCACCAGTACTTGTGTCAACATTTGAGCCATTTGGATTTCCTGCACCACCAGTACCTACTGCACTGTGTCCAGTACCAGAGTTTCCACCTGCACCACCCCAAGCTTGACCACTTGTAGTAGCACCACCTTCATTATCTATAGAACCACCACCAGAGCCACCAGAAAAACAAGAGCCATAATTACCATTACCAGAACCACCTGCATAACTAGATGCACCACTACCACCACCACCAGTTTGACCTGTTGAACCTGCTGAACCTGTTACTCCATTGTTTGCACCATTTTGATAACTAGGTGGAGATACTGATGAACCACCACCTGCACCTTGTCTAACTAAAGTAAGTATAGTTCCACTTGAGGATAAAGTTTGAAAATTTGCTATAACACTTCTAGCTGTTGTTCCACAACCATTTAATAAAGTATTTGACGCAGTTAAAGATGATGAACCACCAGAAGTTAAAAATGGAAATCTTAATCCATTACTGTCTACTGAATTACTATCTGAACCACCACTTGATGTAGGGTTGGCAAAAGCACCTCTACCTCTCATTCTTAATTCGCCATTAATAGTTGCATTACCTTGTACTAAAATCATTAAACCTCTACATGGTTGGTCAACTGTAACAATATCTCCACTATCTATTATTAAGTCTGTATATTGTTTGACAACCATATCGCCATCATAAGAACCATTCTTATTAGGTACTGTGTATGTTACATTTGCCATTTTTAATTAATCTCCATTGTTATTAAGGTGTTGTATTTAAAGAACCATCAGAGCCATCTCCGAAGTAATTAGTTAATTCTGTTGTTATTTGAAAAGCTCTATCTACTGTTTTTGAATTTGCTGTTGCTCTAACTGTAAAACTAAATGTACTAGCTGAACCACCTATAGTACCAGAAATAACTCCTGTACTAGAATTTAAAGATGTACCTGTTGGTAAAGAACCAGATTGAACTGTGTAAGCTACTGTATCTCCATCTGAGTCTGTTGCTGAAAGTGTAAAATGAGTACCTGTAATCCCAATACCTTTAGTACCTAAATTTCCTGCTGTTGTACTCCAAGTTGGAGAATTATCTACACTTACAGAATTTTCTAAAACTCCTGATAAACCCCCAGAAGTTGCTATTTTTATATCGTAAGGTTCTTTAGAATTTATAAAACTAGATTTAGCAACTACTGCTGTAATTTGTGTTGCACTATTTACTGTTGTTGATGAGGCATTAAAAGTTGATGCGTCTGTACCAACAAAAGAAGCAATATCACCACTACTAAAATTTGTTCCAGTAATTACAAAAGTTTGATTACCACCACCTGCACTATCAACTTCTGCATCATCAACAGAGGTAACTGTAGGTGTAACTTCTAAAGTTACAAAGCCACTATTATTTCTACCCTCAAATTTTCCAGTTGTAGAATTAAATCTAAATTGACCTGTAGTAGAACCTCGTTGTGCTGAAGTACCTGAAGCAACTTTAGTACCTGTCGTACCAGTATCGCTTATGTTTTCAAATGATACATCAAGATTAGAACCAGCAATTTTTCCATTTGCTGTACTTAATAAATTTGCTATATCTCTTGCTTTTGTCATTTAATATTTCCTTTTTAAAATTTTGTAGGCTAGATATTTCTACCTAGCCTTTAAGTTTATAAAACTATTGTGTTAGCTTCATCTTCAGTTAATGCTTCTCCTGCAATTAACTTTGCTTTAGCACTAGCTTTTAAATCTTCTTTAGCTTGTGCTTCATTATCTTTAGCTGTTTGAAGTTCAGTAGCTTTTGTATTAACTGCTGACATATCTAAAGAAACTTCATCTAAATTGCTATCTGTTGCAGTGTAAGTTTCATCTGAATTATCTACAATCATTGTTACATTTGGGTAAAGTTCGTATATTGCTTGATGTTTCATTATGCTTTTATCTCCTGTGCTATTAATGTTGAATGTGCTTGTGGATAATAAATAGAGCCATCATTTCCATCATCTCTACCTCTATTTATATAAATTGAACCTCCACCTTCTGACCCTGCTTGAACTCTATAAGTTAATGCTGATGTTGAGTTTGGTGTATCAATAAAACCATGGAACAATCCATGAGGATGGTTAGATGCTGTGTAGGTTGTACCTTGAATTGTAAAAGATGTTCTTGACCTATTTCCATTTACATCTCCAATACCAACAGCTGTATCATTTCTTGTAAATCTAAATGATGATGTGTTTGCTTGTGAAGCCATAACACCAAGATTAAGCATAACTAATATTTTATTACTTGCAGAGGTTGGTGTTATAGTGACAGCAAAACTACCTAAATTTGTAAAATTTGTATTTGCTTGTGTAAATGCTACACCAGTTTCATAAAATTTAGTTTGAATTACTCCACCACTATCTACTGTTGTCCAAGATGGATTAGCACCAGAGCCACCAGTAGTTAAAAGTTGTCCAGATGTTCCATATCCTAGTCTTGCTAGACCAGAGCCATTACGAATAAGTATATCGCCTTGTGTTGTTAGTGTTGTTGAAATATCAGTTCCATTAGTACCATTAGTACCTGCTGAACTCATTATATTCCAGTAAGCTGTTGCGTTGCCTACTGCTTGATTTGAATGTGCTTGAATACAAACATAACTATTTCCACCTGATGAAACTACGTCATCAACAGCGTAGGTTGTGCTACTATTGTAAGCACCCTTCCAGTTAAATTTGATAGCACCCAGATTGATTGTTGCCATGTTTTATTTCCTTATATTGTTGATATTAAATTGCCATTTGAATTAATGCTAAAGACAAAGCCTGAAGCACTAAATAAAACATCATCGAAGTTGGCATATTGACTTTCAGTGATGTTATCTTGACCTTTGTTAGTCGTAATATATCTCATACTATTTAAAGCAGGTGTTGGTGTATTTGCTGTTCCACCCATTGCTGAATGTGAACTACAATAATAATATAATGTTGGTGCACCTGTTGCAACAACAATTGTTACTTGTGTTGAACTATTGTGCGTTACACCTGTTGTATATTCTGATCCACTTGCGTGTGTTCCATTTGAAGTAGTTGAAAACTTAAATGGGTGAGCTGAAGGATAATTAAATACATAAGTATTACCTTCGTATAATTCTAAAGTATCTTGTTGAACACCTTCTATAAAGTATTTATTTGAACCACCAACTGAAGAAACTGTTACAGTTTTAACTAAAGTTGAACCAGCATAATACTTTTCAAAACCATATACTTCAGCTGAACTTGCTGCTGCAAATTCTAATGCATTAGCTGATGAGTTAACAACTAAAGCTTGTCCTGCAGTACCAATGCTAGATAAACCAGTTCCACCTCTAGCTGTTGGTAGAGTTCCTGAAGTTATTGCAGTTGCTGCTATACTTGCAACACTAAATGTACCAAAACCAACAATATATAATATATCGCCAGTTGCAGCACCTGATGCTAAAACTACTGAAGATCCACTAGATGCTGTGTAATCTGTAGGATCTAAATGTACACCATTAAGATAAACATCTATAAATCCTGAGTCATATGCAAGAGAATTACCATCTGCATCATTACCAGTAAAAGTTGTTTGGTTTGATGTTGCTACGTATTTAAACCTAGCAGATGTTCCATTTACTGAAGATCCAGCATTTTGCCATCCAGAACCTCCATATACTTTTAAAGTATCTGAGCTTGTATCAAAATAAAGGTCTCCAGAATTTAGTGAACTTGTGGGAGCTGATGATGCAACTCTATATACTTCTGCAAAGTTATTAATAGAAGCTAAATTAGTTACAGCAGACGTTACATTTGCAGAGTTTGATGCTAATGTATTTAATCCACTTATTGCTGCAAGTGTATTCATGTCAGATACAGTTTGAGCTGTACCCAAAGTATTCATATCTGCTACAGCATCACTTGTTCCAAGTAATCCTATTTGAGTAGCTTTTGCAGCTACAGTTGTTACTTCTGTTGCTTTAGGAATAAGTCTAACAAAAGTGTAAGTATTTAATGTAGAAGTTGTTTCTACTAAAATTCCAAAACCTGCTGGTAAAGAAGCATTAGCTCCACATCCATTTAATGTAACTGTTGTATTTCCAACAGTACCATTAGATATAGATACTACTCCTGAACCATTAGCTGTATGAGATGATCCTAATGTAGTAACACTAACAATAGTTCCTGCAGCGTTATTTACATCTGGGTTAGCGTTAGGAAAACTTGTTTCATTTGCTACTGGAACAAATCCTCCAACATCATCTACTAAGTCTATAATTCTTGCGTCAATTGCTGCAGTTGTAGCAATGTGAGTATCTCCAGCTGACCAAGTATTACCTGATGCAATTGTTTCACTTGAATCTTGTCTAAAATATCTAGCATCAGAACCAGCTGTAGTTAATAATGTAACTTCGTCTGGTGTATGTCCTGCGTGTTCAGCAGCTGTTATTAAAACTGCATCTGCTATCTTAGCAGCAGTTATTGCATCATCTGCAATTTTTGCTGTAGTAACATTAGCATCTGTAATTTTTATTGTAGTGATTGCATTTGTAGCTAAGTCATCAGAACCTACAGCTCCATTTAAAATTTTAGCTGACGTAATTGAGTTATCTGCAGGTATTAAAACATTTGGTGGTATTGAGCTACCTGTAACTGATAATGCTGCTATATAAATAACAAGTGTTTCACTTGCTAAAGTTCCTGAATCCCAAGTAACATTAACTGTAGTATTTGAAGAAAATGATGAACTAGATATAGTTCCAAATATTGTTCCTGTTGAACTTCCAACTGCTTTTACTCTACGACTTGCTTCATAAATTGAAGTTACGTTTGCTCCATTAACTGTAAATGATGTGCCACTTACATATGCAAATGTATGAGCTCCATCTCCATCTCCATAAACCACCCATTGTGAGTCATTGTACCATTCTCTTATATCAGCAGCAACAGCACGAAAAGCATTGTTGATGTTTGAAGGCAACATACCTTCAGCAATAGATACACCTCCTACTGATGTATTACTACCTGCTGTACTACTATAATCTTTTATTCCTGCCATTTATTACTCCTAATTCATAAACCAGCTGAATGCTTTATCGCTTTCAGTATTATTTTTGTTAATTAATTCGTTCACACTTTGTTCTAATTGTCTTTGAAAGAATTCTTGTGATTCAAAAGAATATCTTACGTTGTCTATATCTATTGTATCTGCCATTACCTATATCCTCCTTTAGATGCTACTAAATCTATGCCTTGTGCATGATTAAATGTTGTACCAGAAGGTATCTTAACATTTGCTCTTATGTATCTTCCTGATTGTCTAACAGGATTAATACCACTATCTACCATTGTAGATGAACTAGATTCTATTTCTGTGTCTGCTAATCTTTCTCTAGTTTTAACAGTAACAGTTGATACTGCATCTACTATTGGTCTAACTCCTGTGAGATTAGTTCTAGCACCTGGAAATCCTTCAATTTCTGCTGTTTCTATTTCACATTCATTAGAGTTACCTGAAAAGATTGCAGCTTTAAAATCTTCATTTATTGCACCTAAAAACATTTGTCCACCTGACCAATAATCTGTATCTAGTGCAGCATTAATATCTTCAAGGTTTTGAGAAATAATATCCATTAATTCTACAGTAAATGCTCCTACAAATTGTGGAAATATTACACTTGTTTGTGCTTTTGCTAAAGACCATTTTTTAGTTGCATAATTGTAGATTATAATTTTATCACATATTCCACCAGATCCAGCACCATCTTTACTTGGATATGCCCACATAGCTAACTGATTAAATGGATCAGTAGCTGCTTTAATTCTATCTGTATATGCTTTGTTTAAATCTAAATCAAAAAATCTGTTTACTTTTTCTACACCAATAGGTGCTACGCTATCACCATTTATTTGATAGAAGCCATCATCTGAATAGAAGAATACATCTCTATTATCTTGACATACTGTTTGTCCATATACAGCTCCTCTATTTGGTGAGATTACAGACAGTCTAAATACTACTGCTCCACCAACATAGTCCATACGAATTATTTGATTCTGTCTAAACACATATCCTACTTCACCAGAAGTAAGATGAACTATTTTACCACCAGATCCTGGTAAGTCTTGGAAGTCAGATTGTTTACCTGACCATGCACTTATGTCATTAATTCCAGACCAATGTATTCTGTTAGTAGCTGTACTAATATTACCACTTACTAAAAAATCTCTAACAACACCTGATACTCTAAACAAAGGTGTAGTACCTGCTGATTGAATTGCATTAAGATTTGCAAAGTTTGTAGATGTTCCCATTAAATAATATTGTGGTTGATCTACTCCATTACTTGCAATTACATAATTACCAAATTGTGTAAATGTAAAAAAATCTGCTTCTCCACCAGTTAATCCTGATTTACGAGATGTAAATGTTCCTGATGCTAATTGAAATATATCTGTTCTAGTTGCTACAAAGTTAAAGATGTTATTAGCATTATCTCTAAATGATCCTGCACCTTTAGCATTTTTAACTATATTGTTAGTAGAATATGATACTAATGATGGGAATCTTTTGTAAGATCCCAAGGCATGATAAACATTAGTTGCTACGTTAGCACCTTTCATTCCATGTTCTGGTTGATCAGGTAGCCATTCACCAAAAGGTATTTGCATTATTTTCCTACTTTTTTAACAGCTTTTTTGTGAGCTTTATTAAAACTTAAACCAGCTTTCATATCTTTAACCATCATATCCATATGTTTTTTAGAATGATGAGCTGATGCTTTTTTTAATTGTTTTCTTTCTTTTTTATCAATCATTATCTAGACCTGTAAAATGATAAATCAGTTTGAACATCTGTTCTTTGTGTAACAGGTGCTCCACCATATGAATCTTGTCTGTCATTATTTTCACACCTTTCCATAGCAGATATATACATCTGTAACCATTGTTGTACTTGGTTAGGATCTATACCACCTAGAAAGTTTGCTGCATGATATAATGAACCATACAGGTATATTCCTGGATGTTTATTTAAAATGTAATTTGTTGTATTAGAATCGCTAAGAGCTCCAAAACTTTTATAATATGATAAGTACCCAGTATAAGAAGAATCAGGGGCAGGGCCAAAACGTAAAGCTTCTGTTTCATTATCACTTTCAATTGTATAGACTCTAGGTCTAGCAGTTGTTGATCCAGCTTTAATCTCAAACATATTATGTGGAGTTATGTACTTTAAAGCGTACTTAGTACTAGCAGATAATATATATAAAGATCTTACTGCAATAAAACCAGTTGGAACAGTTTCTGTTTCAGAGTCTATTGTAATAGCATCTATTTGTTCCATTTGTCGTATTCTTAGTTTAGCATTAAAGTCACCTTCAGTTAATGCAATAAAATCTTCTATTTGATTAGTAAGATCTGATCTATTTAACCAATCTGCTATAGATGATTTTAATCCTGAAAATGTTGTTAATGCCATTATAAATTTCCTTCAGCTGTTCTAAAATATCTAAACTCATTACTATTAAGTTTAGTTCTCATTATTTTTCTTTGAATTTCTTTAGGTAATTGAAACCAGTTATTAGTTCCATTATATTCTTTAGCCCATATAGAAAGTATTAAAGGTGGTATACTTGCCACTCTTTTCATTTCTTTAGCACCAGATATATAACCAGAATCATGATTATATAATGCTTTGTTTCTTTTTAATAAAGGGTTTACATCTTGAGAGTTATTGATAGTTAATTGACCATCAGACTCTTGGATGTATTTAGTCTTTACTCCTGCATCATATTCAACTGATCTTACTTTACTCATAAATTATTCAGTTAGTTCTGTAACGTATAATTCTCCATCAGATCCACCAATTCTAAGTACTGCAATTTTTTCTCCAGCTGATACTTTAATAGTTTCAACTTCATTTGCAGGTAATAATGTAGTAGTTGCTGCTGCTGTTGGTGCTACAGCTACTTGTATATGACAAGCAATAGTACTAACTACTCTTATATATTCTGTTCCATCTGTAAAAGCAGAACTTACAGAAGATGAACTTCCAGAAGTTAGTTTTAATACAGTTCCATGTCTTAATCCATAGTTCATGTTTTGTTCCTTTTGTTAGGGGATGTTACCATCCCCATAATTAATTATCTTCTTATAACGTAAGTAATTTCCATTTTAGATGCATTTGTTGAACCACCATTAGTGATTGCTTCAATTAATGATCCTTCTAATACGTCATTTAAAGCTGTTGGTTCTACTGAGTATTTTTTACCTGCAGATCCTGATGCTACAT